ATCCGTTAAAGTATTATAAAGCGCCCATTGATTGCGGCCCATCTTGTCAGCATACTGTGACCAAGCTTTAGAAAGATATGTCAGGGTGCTATTGAATCTAGGTAGCTTATCAAACACTGCTGACCACGATACCCCGCTCTCATTCACTGCGGCCTGTACAAGATCTAAACAGCCAGCGGCTTCAGCAAGAGTAAACATAGCTTGCTTTTCTGTCACTGGAGTTTTATACATGACTCCCCAGCGATCTCTTTCTTGGTCAAAAACTTCCAAGCATTTGACAATAACTCTAGAGGCATGGTCGATATTTAGATTCTTTGTGTGTCTCGCCTTAAACAAAGCGGCGGCATCACTCAGAAAAACTTGACCATTAAAACAAGCTGACTGATGAGCGCCAGCCGACATAACAAAAGAAAATGTACTATTGAGAGACGTTACACCAAGTAGTGTTAAGCAGGCGGTGTCGCCATCTGGTGTTGTATAAGTATGACTAGGCAACCGATACTTTACAAATGTTGCCGCACCGTTGTGGCTTGTCTCAATCTTTTCTACAATCCCATCGGTATCCAAGCCGCTCCGCATAATAATAGCTCGCTGCGCGTCGATTAGTTTCTTTGGTGGAACTGGCTTATAATTTTGACTGTGAATGCCAAGCTCCTCCATAGTATCTGTACGCACTACAGCAACCTTAGAAGAATGATGCCAGCCATCATCGTCATCAAAATACATTAAAGGAACTTTGGCAACATCAAAATCAGCAGAGCCATAACCCTTATCAAAAATAGATTCTTGAAACTCACGATTAAAAATAGAAAGTACATTACTCATGTTAAACTCCAAGTTTAGTTTTACACCATCAAATAGTCATAATGAACTTTAGAAACTTCAAAGCCATTAGACCATACTGAATTTTTTGTAGCTAGAAAATTACACCAAGTATCCCAAAGATTTTCAGTACCTATATTGTGACATATAGAAATATACTTGTTTATCTTTTCGTCTCTAATATTCTTAGATTTCAAAGACTTAGGAAGCTTTAAAACTTTCTCATCAATACCATATAGCCTGATGTTGTGTAAGTCAATACAACCTACCAAGCCAGCAGTAAGCTGACAAACAAAACCAGCTTTAACCATACCAAGCCCATCAATCCGCAAAAAGATATTCATAAGAGAATATGCTTTATCTGTATCTGGCTTGTTAGAGTTTATAACTGCAAGGAATTGATTGAATATAAAACCTTTGCGTTTAGTTATATAGTCGTATGCCCTCCTTTTATTACCCCAAAGAAATTTAGAATCTTTGCCATTTAGTTTTACGTCAGCCATTTGTTTGCCAACATTTTTCCAAGGCTGTTGGATGCTCAAGACCACCATAGTAATTACATCAACTAGATTATCACTAGATTCTTGCGCGTAATCTTGGATCGCTTTAGCGTGAACAGAATACATATTTACCTCTCAGCGTTGAAGTCCAACGGCTCTAAACCATACATTAAAAAATCTACTTGGGCTTGGGAAAGGCGAGGCATAGCCTCACCAATACTTTTTCTACCCTTCTGCCAATCGTCTAATTCCTCAAGGCTCGCTGGGATTCTAATAACTTTTGGGTTATCATCTGACAAGCAAGCAGTCCATACAAAATCAGTATGCGACATTTTTGATAACCTCCGCATCGCTTTCTTCTTGCAGCTTTTTAAGCTGTTCCTCAAGCTCTCTAATTTTATTGCCGCGATTCTCAATAAGCTCATCGCGATTTGCAATAATATCTTTGAGTCCTTGGAGCCTTTCGGATACAACAGTACCTAAAATTTTAATAAGATCTTCAACATCACAAGAGTTTTTCATGTAATTTATCATGTCAACTCCGTTGTCAAAACACCAATCAACAATTTCTTCTTTGGTATAATTATTATCTTGAGCAGTATCCATGATCTCATCTAAATCATAAAACTCAATAGAAACATCAGAGTCATAGTCAGCAACATCAACTTCAACAGTAATATATCCAGATACAGTAGGCATAATATTTCTCCGCTAGGTTTAAGGATGCCAGCATTGGGTTAGATAGGGGCTGGCTAACCTATTCGCAAGGTTATTAACCCTTGCTACAGGCCAAGCTACTGTTTTCACTTTCCTGCTCTGCTTTTATTTAGGGCTAGGATGCTGTCACATCCCATTTTAATATGTCAACTTAGCACCCTAATACTAAGCCGCCTGATAAAGTTCAGGATCTGTAATATTATCCGCTGATTACTTCATCAGGATGACAGTCCTGTACCACACGGCGACCAGCCACCGCTTAATACGGAAGGAGCTTTAAAGCCCTTTCACTTCGTTAAGGGCTTTAAAGCTCCTGAAGTATTTTCAACATAAAGACTCTGATATACTTCGTCTCGATTCGTATTCCAAGGAAGGCCACGACAACTCATACAAATATTATCATCGGCTTCGGCATCAAATAATAAATGTTTTTCAGATACTTTAGTTTTACATTTACCACACTCTTGAAACCAGCCAGTAGGATACTGACCCCAGAAGCCACGACAATTAGATTTTCTAAACTTAATCATTCTGCCTCTCCCATGCTGTCCCAGCAAACACCACAAAGATAATAATTATTAGAATGCCCAATAATTATTTCTCGCTCATCAACAGTCAGATCGGGCCAAACATTCTGAACCAACTGATTATTGTAAAGATAATTACGATAATCATCGGGATGAACCTCAACAGAATTAGAAACACTACAGGTTCTGCAATCAGCTTGAAGTGTCAACATAATATTAATCTCCGCGATCAGATATAAAATAAAACAACAGCAACCACAGTGAAAACATAACAGGCCGCTAAGATTTTAGCGCGTGATTCTCGGTACTTCGCTTCAGATCTAGTCATCTTCAAAGCTCCTTCGGAGTGTCGGTTTCAACAATTACTTTATATCCCAATGACTTAATTAATTTTATAACGTAAGGCGTTAAGGTTTTGGTGTCGGCAATGTCAGCAAAGCTGTGGGCTTTGGGACAAACTGGATAGATATGTTCAGCGCCATAATGATTCTTGATCTTTACGGTTATAATATTATTCATACCCAGCACTCCAAAACTTCTTTGGCTTGTTGTTCGGTAGCCATATACTCTGTATATCTATCGTAGGGTTGAGGGAGCCACTCGTTACCGAGCCATTCAGCACACCAACTGCCAATATAATATGCACAAGTTTTACATATTACTGGCTCAGTGATTACTAGCTGTCCTTCGGTGGGATTAGTAATAGCCGCGCAGTCAGCCAATAATTTATCGCAGTCGGATTTATTAATCATGCTCATAATATTATTTCCTGTGTGAGAAGGTTGGAAAGCCCCGCCGAAACGGGGCTGCATAATATTATTAGGCTTCAGGATCTTCCTGCACAAACGCCATGATAATATCTAACTTGGCGTTCATCGTTGCCATGTCGTTTTCGAGTCTAAAGACTCGGCCCGTAATCTTTTCAAAGTGATCTTTGAAATCACCCACGGGCATCTCGGAGGGCTTTGGAGAAGCCTTCGGCTTTGCGACTGCCTCGGGCTTTGGAGACTTCTTTGAAGTCTTTGGAGAGGTCGGCTTTTTAGCCGTGACCATCTTCACAAACTTAGCGGGAACTTTGTTCCCAGACTTCCAAGTGTTAATGTCTCCCATAGTTATGGGAGTATTAGAATGCTCTGCATTCCACTTCATCATGGCGGCAGGGAATCGCTTAGTCAAACCCCAAACTTCCTGCGGATTAGATCCTGTGAGTTTGGCAAAGTGTGACCCGATCATGTAGATCTGCTTGACGGTTGCATTGGCTGTAGCGTCGAATTGGATTGCGTTAGACATTTGAAACTCCTCTGGGGCTTTGCCCCGTTGCTAGGTTAAGTTGCCCTTGGTCATCGCCAAGGCCATTACAAAGTAACCGATGGGGAGCAAAAATGTCAACGTCTTTCCCTGCGCATAATGCGGTTGTGAAAGAGTGTGTGATGCGCTTCGGGGGTGGGTTGCGAGAATCTTCGGAGAGACTAAAAATACTTGCTAGTATTTTTAAAAAGTTTTTGAAATTCCTAGAATTTTTTTAAAATTCTAAAAATTTTTGCACTCTAAAAAGTTTTTCTAGTTTCGTAAACTAGAAGATTCTCGGGGCGAACTAAAAAATCTTTAAAGATTTTTTAAAATTCTTTGGAGTCTGGGAGAGGAGCAGAATAATTTTTGAAAACTCTGGAGAGTTTTGAAGTGTGCGAATGGGGGTGGGCAGGTGGCCGGGGGGGTGGGGGTATATATATACTCATTCACGCACAATTCGGAAGGTTTTGAATGTCAACTAGATTGTCGCCCCACTTCAAAGATCTTTAAAGTCTCACTGATCCTCCCTGTGAGCCAAAACTAGTTGCAGGGCGCTGCACTGACCTATATATGACCCGGTGGGCCATATAATCTATTATAGCCATGAAACTTAATTTTGTCAAGACTTTTGCCAACTATTACCAAAACTCTATGTACATAATACTTGACAGTATTAAAATACAGGTATATAATATATAATTATGAAAAAAGAACTTACTATAAAACAACAATCGTTTCTAGACCATCTTGTTGATTGTCGTGGAGACTCTAAAAAAGCAGCAGAGCTTGCGGGGTACGCTGAAGGCTCATATACATCCGTAGTTAAAGCACTAAAAACAGAGATAATTGAACTAGCTGAGACTATATTAGCCCAAAGCGCCCCTAAAGCCGCTCTAAAGCTTGTTGAGGTTATGGACAGTGAACAGCCCATACCCCAAGCTAATGTCCGTCTACAGGCCGCTCAGACGCTCCTAGACCGTGTGGGACTAGCTAAGACAGACAAACTAGATGTAAACGTACAAGGCTCTAATGGTCTTTTCATTTTACCAGCCAAAGAAGAAGTAGTAATTGAAGGCGATTATGAAGAGGCGCACTAGCAGTACAATACCTTTTGGTTATAAACTAAAAGAAGAAAACAGCGAATTTTTAGAAGAAGTTCCAGAGGAATTAAAAGCCCTCAATAAAGTCGTTCCGCTGATAAAAAATAAAGTTTTATCTTTACGCGAGGGCGCTATGTGGCTAGAATATGATACTGGACGTAGTATTTCACATATGGGCCTGAAGAAGATTGCAGACCGATATGAATGATTGGGATTTGAATCCTGACAATTATGTTCAGGATGAAAACGGTGAGTTTGTCTTAAAGAAAGACGGGACTCCCCGAAAAAAGACGGGCAGGCCAAAAGGCTCTTCAGGGCGTGGTTATAACTATCACTCTGAAACCAAGGCCAAGATTGAAGCCCGTAAAACCGTTAGAAAGAAAGAAAAGCGGTTAGCGCAGGTACGCACCAAACTAGAAAACTATAAAAAGTCACTTGACACCTCTAAAAAGACGCTGCAAAAGCTAGAGGGAACTGAGGTAAAAGCAGAAGGTAAAATAACAACAGAAACTCCTGATGCTTTACCCAAATCGTTAAGGACTGTCGCAGAAGAGAATGTCATCTTTAGGCCCAACGATGGCCCACAAACAGACTTTCTCGCTGCTTCTGAGACTGATGTTTTGTACGGCGGTGCGGCTGGTGGAGGCAAGAGCTATGCGATGTTGGTTGATCCTCTTCGCTTTGCTCATCGGGCAGCGCATAGGGCTTTAATCCTGCGGCGTTCTATGCCAGAGTTGCGAGAGCTAATTGATAAATCTCGGGAACTCTACCCGAAAGCCTTTCCCGGTTGTAAGTACAAAGAAGTAGAAAAGCTTTGGAACTTTCCTTCTGGAGCTAAAATAGAATTTGGATTCTTGGAGAGAGATGCAGATGTTTATCGCTACCAAGGTCAAGCATATAGTTGGATTGGGTTTGACGAGATTACGCACCAAGCTACAGAGTTTTCTTGGAACTACTTGGCTTCTCGACTGCGTACAACAGATCCAGAGATTATACCTTATATGCGGTGTACAGCTAACCCCGGTGGTGTTGGGGCGCATTGGGTAAAGAAAAGATATATAGATCCATCTCCACCCTACGAGTCTTTTATTGGTAAAGATGGATTAACGCGAAAGTTTATACCAGCTAGACTAGAGGATAACCCCTTTCTGGCTGCTGATGGACGCTACGAACAAATGCTAAAGGCGTTGCCACCTACACAACGGCGACAGCTTTTAGAAGGAGATTGGGAGGTTGCAGAAGGTGCAGCCTTTACAGAGTTTGATCGCAATCTCCATGTAATTGAGCCTTTTGAAATTCCTTTACATTGGGAACGTATAAAAGGCATTGACTATGGATATGCTTCAGAATCAGCTTGTGTCTGGGGAGCCGTAGACAAAGACGATGGTACACTAATAATTTATAGAGAATTGTATCGTAAAGGTCTACTAGGCACTGACCTAGCTCATATGATAACTGAAATGGAACTAAATGATCCATTAAGTGTTCCCGGCGTACTAGATACAGCTTGTTGGAACAGAACAGGGCAAACAGGCCCGACAGTAGGAGAAACGCTTGTAAAAGCTGGACACAAGCTTAGACGAGCAGATAAAAACAGGGTTGCAGGAAAAATACAGATTCACGAATACTTAAAGTTGCAGCAAAGCGGAAGGCCCAAAATACAAATATTTAATACTTGTCCTAACCTGATACGCGAACTTCAAAGTATTCCTTTAGATAAAAGCAACCCTGAAGATGTAGATACTAAGGCATCAGATCACGCATATGATGCTTTGCGGTATCTTATTATGGCTAGACCACGAGTACACGATACTTATAGCCAAATAAGGGACTTTCACAGAGAGACTATATACCAACCAGCAGACGGAACATTTGGTTACTAATGAAGAATAAAATTTGGCGTCCTCTTAATACTTGGGGTATTTATAGTTTAGGTATTGTAACGGGCTGGACTTTAATATATAGTATTGTAAGCCTAACACCAATAGGATAATCATGTCAGAACCTGAAAATACATTTATTGAAAATGCAGACAACATCTATTTTGAAGAAGTTGAAAATGAAGATGGGATGCAGCTAAACCTTGCAGAAGGTTTAAAATCAAATCTTGCTGGCCTGATTGAAGCTCGTTTTGTGGATGCTGAAATGGCGCGTGATGCAGATGAGAATCGTTGGATGACCGCCTACCACAATTTTCGTGGCATATATCCTAAAAATATAAAATTTAGAGAATCTGAAAAGTCTCGGGTATTTATTAAAGTTACTAAAACTAAAGTGCTTGCTGCTTTTGGTCAGCTTGTAGATGTTATTTTTGGTACAGGTAAATTTCCTATCGGTGTATCGCCTACAACTTTACCGGAAGGCATTTCTGAGTATATGCATTTAAGCTCAGAAGCACAGCCCGATCTTGAAATGAGTTCGGCTCCTGCGCGAGAAGAAGAAGAAAAAATTAATCCTTTTGATTTAGGATATCAGGGCGATGGTCGTGTATTAAAGCCGGGAGCAACAATAAACTCCGGTAAAGGTATTTTTGAAGATTATACTTCAAACGAAAAGGTAACTTTTGAAGAAGGCCCATCTCCAATACCAGAGATTCCAGAAATTTCTCCTGCGGTTGAAGCAGCTAGAAATATGGAAAAGCTTATTCATGATCAGATTGATGAGTCCAACGGTACAACCGAATTAAGAAATGCTTTATTTGAAGCAGTTCTTTTTGGTACAGGAATTGTAAAAGGGCCGTTTAATCATAACAAAACTCTACACCGCTGGTCTAACAGTGAAGGAGAAAGAGCCTATGATCCAATTTTTGTCAGGGTTCCTCGGATTGAGTTTGTTTCTATCTGGGATTTTTTCCCTGATCCCAACGCTACTTCTATTGATGAGTGCGAGTATGTTGTCCATCGACATAAGCTAAACAAGTCTCAACTTAGGGCATTGCGTAAAATGCCTTATTTTAATGAAGATGAGATTCGTAATTGTCTTATGCTTGGGCCAAACTATACTGAGAAAGACTACGAGTATGAGCTAAAAGACGATAATCGCATGAGCGAGCTAGGCTCAAATAAATTTGAAGTCTTAGAATATTGGGGAATGATGGATGTTGAATATGCCAAAGAAATTGGGATGGAGCTTTCTGACTCTATAGATTCTTTGGATGAAATTCAAATTAATGCTTGGATCTGTAATGGTCGAGTATTGCGAGCGGTAGTAAATCCATTTACGCCTGCGCGTATTCCGTATAATGCTTTCCCTTATGAGCGCAACCCCTACTCTTTCTTTGGTATTGGCGTTGCTGAAAACATGAATGATAGTCAGCAGATTATGAATGGTCATGCACGAATGGCTATTGATAATCTTGCGTTAAGCGGTTCATTAGTTTTTGACGTAGACGAGACGATGCTTGTCGGCGGTCAAAGCATGGAAATTTATCCCGGCAAAGTCTTTAGGCGTCAGTCTGGTATGCCGGGGCAAGCAATTCATGGCGTAAAGTTTCCAAACACATCTACAGAAAATATGATGATGTTTGATAAGTTTCGACAGCTTGCAGACGAACAAACAGGCATTCCTAGCTACTCACACGGTCAAACGGGTGTGCAGAGCATGACACGAACAGCTTCTGGTATGTCTATGTTGCTTGGGGCAGCAACCCTAAACATTAAAACTGTTGTAAAAAACTTGGACGATTTTTTGCTACGCCCACTTGGAAAAGCATACTTTCAATGGAATATGCAGTTCTTTGAAGGCGCACTGAAAACTGAAGGTGATTTAGAAATTCGGGCTATGGGTACAAACAGCCTGATGCAAAAGGAAGTAAGAAGTCAACGATTGACAATGTTTCTTCAGACAGCACAAAATCCAGCTATTGCACCATTTGTTAAAATGTCAAAGCTTATTTCAGAGCTTGCATATAGCTTGGATCTTGATCCTGATGAAATACTTAATGATCCCGAAGAAGCGGCTATTGCTGCGCAAATTATAGGAATGCAAAACAATGTTGGACAAGCAACTGGCGAACAAGTTGGCCCCGATGGTGAACAACCCGGAGATGTGGGAGCCGCTGAAGGAACACCTAGCGAACCTACGGATGCAGGAGTTACAGGCACTGGCGGTGGCACAATCGGAACAGGAAATGTACCGCAAGCAGGGGAAAGCGAGTTCTCTGGCTAACTTGCTGACATTACAAGAACAAGTAAATCAAAGACGAAAGGAAAAAGATAATGGCTAAAAAATTCCCAGATCTAACAGGCGATGGTAAAGTAACTCAAGCAGATGTTCTGAAGGGTCGTGGAGTTTTTGGTGACGGAGGATCTATTATGGTTCCTCCAGAGCGTGAAGCATATAGTAAAGGCGGTGCAGTCTTAGATTTAGTCGCAGCAATTGTTGGTAAACAAACGAAGGCTGCTAAAAAAGATATGGTGTCTAAAGAAAAAGCATCTCAACAACTTATTCAGATCTTAGACGAAAACCCGCAAGCACTTGATGATCTTTCAGAAGACCAATATCTAGAATTAATGGATGCACTTCCTCAGTCCCAAGGAGCAAAAATGGGTGGGAGCGAAGCGCCTATTAATGATGCTATTGAAATGGCTCGCGGAATGGAGCCAATAGAAGTTGCTCAAAATCTTGAAATGTTTAATGACATTGATGAAATTTTTGAATATGTATCAACCTTAAATGCTAAAGATTCTCGTCAGTTTATGGATAATCTTTCAGACGAAGATCTTCAGATTTTTGCAGGAGAACTTCCTGATGTTGGAGCTACATTGGGGCCACGAGAAGTAAAAAATGAAGGTGGTAAAATGGATGTAGCTATTATTCTTCCTCCTGAGTATGAAGAAAAAATGGACTCAGACGAAGATATGGAAGAAGACTATGTAGACTTTGTAAAAGCAGAAATTTTATCTCAGGACGAACAAGAATATTTATTTAAGATTTTAGATGATGATTCTCGCCTTGAAGAAATTTTAGATAAAGTAATTCTTAGTGCAAGCGAATTTACAGGTTCCGGTGAAGTTGAAGGGCCGGGAACTGGTACGTCAGATTCGATACCCGCAAGGTTATCGGACGGTGAATTTGTATTCACCAAAAAAGCCGTAGATCATATTGGCGCTGATAAACTCCAAGAAATGATGGAGAATGCAGAACAAGAATATGATAACGGAAGAGAAGGCAAAGCCTATGGCGGCATGGCAAACGGCAGTCCATACAATGATCCATCAAGTAGTTTGATGACAAATTATGCTATGGATAAAAATATTGAAAATCAAATGTTGCAGGAAAATCAACAGCAACAGGACGATATTCAACGCCAAATGATCTATGCAAGCAAAGCGCCTAGTCTTCTAAACCAATAAGGCTACCTAGAATTTTCTAGCCCCTTATTACAATTATAACCTTGAGGCCACCTTGTAGTATCAAGACCCTGTGTTAATAAGCGCAATAACACAGCCACCTTGAAAGACAACAAGCCCCATAAAGGAGAAGTGACATGAGTGAAGAACAAGAAGTGCAAGCGAATCCGTACAATCAGAAAAAGGCGTGGCATTATGAAGATGGCCCTCCTACTGCAAGTGCAGATTCATTGTTTTTTGAAGAGCCACAAGAGGCTACTTCCGAAGAAGACGGAACCCCTCAAAAAGAAAAGGCTCCTCGCACAAATTATAAAAAGCGGTATGATGATCTAAAAAAACATTATGATCAGAAACTGTCTGAGTTTAAACAGCGTGAAGAAGAGCTTCAAGCTATGGCAAGGTCTGCAATTCCGCAGTACGAACCGCCAAAAAGCGTAGAAGATCTTGAGCAGTTTAGACGCGACTACCCTGATCTATATGATACTGTTGAAACAGTTGCACATTTGCGAAGCGCAGAACAGCTTTCTGCTCTACAGCAAAAACTTTCTACTTTTGAAAAACGCGAGCTAGAAATTAGTAAGCGGGACGCAGAAGAAAGATTGAAGCAACGACACCCTGATTTTGAAGATATTAGGGGTGATGAGCGGTTTCATGAATGGGCAAAAGTTCAGCCAGAAGAAATTCAACGCTGGATTTATAAGAACCCAGATAATGCAGATTTAGCAAGTCGTGCTATTGATCTTTATAAGATGGAAAACAATATTGCAATTAACACAAAAAGTTCTCCTCGGTCACAGCCTTCAAAGTCCACTGCTGCTGACATGGTATCAACCAAAACAACAAGTGTTGAGCCTAAAACAGCTAAAGTTTGGACACAACGGGAAATTGCTGCTATGTCCGTAGATGAATATGATCGTTACGAAGAGGAAATTGATCTAGCCATCCGCGAGGGACGAGTAGCAAAATAACAACTTGTCTTTTTAGGAGTAAATAGAAATGGCTTATAACGTAAGTGACCAATATTTTGAGCCAGCAACTGATACCGATGCTAACTTTGCGAACTCGGTTGCGGGTCAAACTAACTCATTCTTCCTGCCTGCTGTCTATAGTAAGAAGGTACTTAACTTCTTCCGAAAGTCATCAGTCTGTGAAGCTGTAACCAACACCGACTACGCTGGTGAAATTGCATCTTATGGTGATAGCGTTAAGATCATCAAAGAGCCAGTAATTACTGTTTATCAGTATGAGCGTGGTCAAGACGTAACGCAAACCAAGCTGACCGACCAAGAGCTTACTCTGGTTGTTGATCGTGCGAACGGCTTCAAGTTCATTGTCGATGACATTGAAACGAAAATGTCTCATGTCAACTTCAAAGAAGTAGCTTCTTCTTCAGCAGCTTATGCTTTGCGTGATGCGTTTGACGAAGGCGTATTCAGCATTATGCAGGCTGGCTTGTCAGCTTCTGGCCCTGATCATGTTATGGGTGCTGATGCTGCTGCTGGTACTGGCGGCGTAACTGAAACCACTGCCTCTATCGACTTGGGCTTTGCTTCTGGCGAAGCTGATCCTCTGGACGTTCTTGCTCGCATGGCTCGTTTGCTTGACGATCAAAATGTACCGGAAGAAGGTCGCTGGGTAGTAGCTTCTCCTGACTTCTACGAGACGCTTTCTCAAAGCTCTTCTAAGTTGTTGTCAGTAGACTACAACGCTGGTCAAGGCTCTATCCGTAATGGTCTGGTAAGTTCTGGCAAGCTGCGTGGATTCTCCATGTACAAGTCAAACAATATGCCTTCTACCGCTACGGCTACTGGCTTTATGCTGGCTGGTCACATGAGTGCTGTTGCAACTGCACAATCCATCACTAGCACTGAGGTTCTCCGTGATCCTTCTAGCTTTGGTGACATTGTTCGCGGTCTGCACGTTTGGGGTGCTAAAGTTCTGCGTCCTGAAGCACTGATCGGTGCTTACTACACTATCGACTAAGATAGTAGTGGGGAGGGTGAAATATCCCTCCCTTTCTTTTTTAAAGGATTAAAAAATGCCCCTTATTTCTACTCCTAACAAGCCACTTAAAATGCAGCTTACTGAAAATAAACGTGGTAGATACAGAGCGATTGACCATAGTAAATATTCAGAAAACTACGATAAAATATTTGGCAAAAAAGATAAGGAAGAAAAAAATGAAAAATAAAAAGCGAATGCCTTATATGATGGGCGGCGAAAAGCGTTCTGCATATATGGGCGGTGGGTATGCCCCAAAGCGTAACATGATGTCAGAGGGTGGCGTTGTTCGTGATTACAATAGTATTATGGAAATGGAAGCAGGGCAAATGTCTCCAGACCATAATGAGTCAATGAAGAAAAAATGAAAGTAAACGCCCCTGAAGGTTATCATTGGATGAAAAGCGGTAAAAGCTTCAAACTAATGAAAGACCCAAAAGATGGCTTTAAGGCACACAAAGGTGCTACTAAAGCTGCGAACTTCCCTATACAGAAGGTTCATAAAAAATAATGGCAACAAATTATCTGACACTTACAAACGAACTTTTAAGAGAGCTGAATGAGGTTCCTTTAACCTCTGTTAATTTTTCAGCGGCTCTTGGGATACAAGCGCATATAAAAGATTGCATCAATCGTGCATATCTTGATATTGTGCTAGAAGAACCCCAATGGCCTTTTTTGTCTGTATCAGAAAGCGGCACTACCGATCCAATGTACGGCAATACTTATGTCGAAACTGTTGCAAATACTCGCTGGTATGAACTAAAGCCAGCAAGCTCTTCTCTTTTAGATGATTATGGGTTTGTTGATTGGGATAATTTTTATTTGACAACTGTGGGTGTAAGCGGAGAAGCCGCTCCATACACCGCAAAAAATTTAAGATTTACTACAATTGAAGAATGGAAAGATTATTATCGAACCTCTGAAAATGCAGACGATGCTGATGCTGCAAACGGAGGCGAGCCTAAAAGAGTAATTAGAAGTCCTGATGGAAGAATGTTTGGCCTTAGCCCCATTCCCGATAAAGCATATCGCGTATGGTTTTATGCCTATAATCAACCAACAGAATTATCTGCGTATACAGACGAACTTGTTTTTCCAGATGTTTACAAGCCTGTTTTGCTTTCTAGAGCAAGATATTATATTCATCAATTTAAAGAAAATATTCAACCAGCGGCGTTAGCTAATGAAGAGTATCGTCGTGGCCTTAGATTAATGAAAGCTAATCTTATGGTTCCTGAACCTTATTATATAAAAGATGATCGCGTGAGGTTTGTTTAATGTCTCAGGCATTTAGCTTTTCATGTAGAGGTGGTCTTAATACAAATTTAAACTCGTTAGAACTTACGGGACAGCCGGGGTTTGCCACCCAACTAACAAACTTTGAAATTGATACAGATGGTGGCTATAGACGCATAAACGGCTTTACAGCATTTGGTGGAGCATCCGCAACAAGGCCAGAAGCAGGAAATCCAATTTTAGGTATTTACCCGTATGCTTTAGGGCTTGTTGTTGTCGTTGGCTCTTCTATTTATTATTCAGAAGATGGAGCCTCTTGGATTCAAGTAAATTATGATACTGGTCATTCTGGTGTAACAGAGGCTAATTTAAGTTCGCAGACAGAGCTAGATAGGCCCAATCAAGCCGTAGATCAATATCCTGCACAGTTTGTGTTGACTCGTGCGCCTACAGGCCACACTTCAAGTCTTTATGGTTCTTTGTCTATCGCAACAGGCAAAGACGAAGTAGCTCATTTTCATATTGATGGTACAGGAGCAGGAAGGCTTTTTGTTTATGAAGAAATTACCAACCCTGCGGCTGGACAATTTATTGAGCTTCATGACAAACATTTAATTATTGTAGATCCTGACAATGCGCCAAGCACAGTTTACTGGTCAAAAACAAATGACGATAGAGATTTTACTGGTACAGGTTCTGGAGCAGCATCAATTGCAGATAAAATTACGGGGGTAAAAAGCTTCCGTGATTCTCTATTTATTTTTTGTCAAAACACTATTCACCGTCTAGATGATATTAATGGCACTCCAGTAATTGTCCAAGTTACAAATAACATTGGTTGTTTAAGTGCTTACAGCATTCAAGAAATTGGTGGTGATCTTTTATTTCTTAGTCCAGACGGTATACGAACAATTGCAGGAACGGCAAGAATTGGAGACGTTGAGCTAAGTTCAGTTTCAAGACAAATTCAAAGTATTATTGGAGATATAGGCAAAAGAGTTGGTGATTATCAAATCAGTAGCTGCGTAGTTCGCTCTAAGTCTCAATATCGTTTATTTTATTCTGGCATTGCTCAAAGCCGAAATAGTGCCAGAGGGATTATTGGAACCTTTACTGGACAAAACTTTGAATGGTCTGAAACACAAGGTATACAGGCCTTTGGTTTAGTTTCAACACTAAACTATGAAAATGATGAAATTATTTATCATGGTGACAAAGATGGCTATATTTATAATCACGACACTGGTAATAGTTTTCTAGAAGATGGTGTAGAACAAAATATTTTTGCAACATACGAAACTTCAGATTTAGATTTTGGAGATATCGGAACAAAGAAAACTTTAAAGTACGTTAAAATTTCTGTTTCGCCAGAAGGTGAAGTAGATCCTACTTTACGAATAAGATATGATTATAAATCTAGCTCAATTGCACAGCCAGCAGATTATTCTTTAGCTCACGTTCCACTGCCTGCAATTTTTGGTACTTCTCTTTTTGGTAGCGCAGAATTTGGTGGGACAAATGATCCAATGGTTAGACAGGCAGTAGAGGGTTCTGGATATACAATGAGTTTAAGGTTAAGAACAGATGATAAATCTTTTCCTTATGCAATAAATGGTTTTTATATAGATTATATGCCATCAGGTAGGAGATAATAATGGCTCAAAACTATTCGCGACAAAGTACATTTGCAGATGGCGATACCATTACAGCAGCGTTATTTAATGATGAATACAATCAGCTTGTAAATGCATTCAATTATTCTAGCATTAGTGCAGTTACTACCGGACATAGACATGATGGCACTGTTGGAGAAGGCGGTAACATTCCGCAAATTGGCGACTTAGATTTTAATAATAAAATTGTTGTCGATGATTCCAACAACCGCTGGGGCTTCTTTGTAGAAGTAGCTAGTGCGCCTGTCGAACAAATCCGCATTCAAGATGGGGCTATTGTCCCAGTAACCGATGATGATATTGATCTTGGCTCGGCCTCACTTGAGTTCAAAAATCTTTATATAGATGGTACAGCTACAATTGATGACTTGAGTGTTGATGCTTCAGCAGTGATTGGAACTACTCTTAATGTTGGTGGGACAGCAACTTTTTCTGGCGATGTAACAATTGGCAATGCAGCAGCAGATACGCTGATTATAACTGCTACAGTTAATTCAAATTTCTTGCCACAAACAGACAGCCTTTGGGATCTTGGTAGCACTTCACTATATTGGGCAAATGCTTATATTGATGCAATTACTACTACAGGTGATGTAGCGATTGGCGGTAACTTAACTGTAACGGGCAATGCTACAATTTCTGGAAACCTTACATTTGGTGATGCAGATACCGATACAATTACTCTTGGCGCAGACATAGCCTCACACATCACTCCTGATGTTGATGATACTTATGATCTTGGTAGTGCTACAAAAGAATGGCGAAATCTTTATATTGACGGAATTGCCAACATTGATAGTTTAGTAGCTGATACTGCTGATATTGATGGTGGAACTATTGATGGAGCCACAATTGGAGGCTCAAGTGCAGCAGAAGCGACTTTTACAACAGCAAATGCAACAACAGTTGATACTACTAATGTTGAAGTTACAAACATCAAAGCAAAAGACGGTACTTCAGCAGGCTCTATTGCAGATGCTACTGGTGTTGTTACTCTTGCTAGCTCTGTTTTAACGACTGCTGATATAAATGGCGGTACAATAGATGCTACAGCAATTGGTAGCTCAACAGCTTCTACAGGAGCCTTTACAAGTATTACAGCATCTACTACGCTGGGAGTTACAGGAGAATCAACTCTTGCCAGCGCAACAGTTAGCGACCTTACTTCAGGTAGGGTGGTTCTTGCAGGAACCGCTGGCTCTATAGAAGATAGCGGTAATTTAACTTTTGATGGCTCAACACTAACAGTAGTTGGAACAGCAGATGTTGATACTCTTATTATTGGTACTTCTACTGGTGTTACTGCGGTCGATACAGACCTTAGTAGTGTCTCAGCCTCTGATGATACACTTGCTTCTGCAAAGGCTATAAAAACCTACATAGATTCTCAAGTAACTGCCCAAGACTTAGACTTCCAAGGGGATACGGGCGGTGCATTAAGCATTGACTTAGACTCTGAAACTCTAACGATTGCTGGCGGCACAGGCATTGATACAAGCGGTGCGACTAATACGCTGACGGTTGCTATTGATTCTACAGTTACTACGCTTACGGGTACGCAGACGCTTACAAACAAAACTCTTACTGCGCCTGTTATTTCTACTATTAGTAATACAGGAACTTTGACCCTACCTACATCTACCGATACTTTGGTCGGTAGGGATACAACAGATACCCTAACAAACAAAACACTTACAACTCCTGTTATTAGCTCAATCAGCAATACAGGAACACTTACACTACCAACATCAACAGATACTTTGGTAGGCAGAGATACGACAGACACTTTAACAAATAAAACTTTAACTTCTCCTGTAATTAATACGGGGGTGTCTGGAACAGCTATTCTTGATGACGATACTTTTGCTACAGCTACTGCTACAACACTGGCAACCGCAGAATCTATTAAAGCTTATGTAGATGCTCAAGTAGATACAGCCGATGAGCTTTCAGAGCTTACAGACGTAACTATTACAAGTCCTGCGCTTGATCAGGTGTTGGCATATAATGGATCTGAATGGGTTAATGCTGTAGCAGCTAGTGGAGGCTTGGCTTCACAAACACCAGCAGAAACCGCAAACTTTACAGCCGTAAAAGGCAACAGATACTATTTAGATAGCTCTGGTGGCACATTTACAATGACTTTGCCTGCTTCTCCCACCGCAGGAGATCAAGTAGGCTTTGTTGATTATGGTGGTAATTTTGCAACTACTTCAGTGACTGTTGGCAGAAATTCTAGTAATATTATGGGTTCTGCTACTGACTTAACTTTAGATGTTGATTATTTTTCAGGCGTTTTAGAATACGTTGACGCAACTCAAGGGTGGATGTTAATATGAGTAATTTAAGAGATTTTTTAGGCGGTCTTGATCCTGCTACTTGGACAGATGCTAAAGCTGCCTATTTAGATGATAATATAAGCACAAAGGCTCCAGCATCTACGGCCTTGTCTACAGCAACGTGGACTTCCGCAAGAGCAACAAATTTAGATAATCTTGATTCGACTATTAGCTCAAGAGCGCCATCGTCTACTGCGCTTTCTACGGCTACATGGACAAACACACGAGCAGGATATTTAGATGCGGCTATTAGCACCCGCGCACCCTCTTCTACAGCCTTGTCTAGTAATGTATACACAAGTACTAGAGCAGGAAACCTAGACAACCTTGATACTACTGTAAGTTCCCGTGCGCCCTCGTCCACGGCCCTTTCTACGGCTACATGGACAAATACTAGAGCAGGCTATCTTGATACTAGTATTAGCTCACGCGCTCCCGCTTCTACTGCACTCTCTAGTAACGTCTGGACAACAACATACCGGAACAGGCTTGATACAACTGTTTCT